TGTGATTAAATCTAATCCATTAATCTCGGGCGATGTAGTTTCTCGTATTTCTAATTTGATGAGAATGAACATTGGAGATACTAAAAATATCAAATATACAATTGGACTTGTAAGTACTATTAAAGATGCGATTGGTGGTGCTGCTACTAAGGCTGCAATTCAAAAACAGCTTGGTGGTAATATTGGTCAATTAAGAAAGACAATGTTGGAAGAAGATATTAATTCAGGTGACATTGCTACAATTATGAAAGAAATTAAGGCACTAATGCCTGCTTTAATTTCTTTGACATTTGGTTTACGTCAAGCAACAAGTTCCAAGAACAAAACAAATAAAGAAGGTGTGGTATTAAAAGCAAAAGTCGGATCTGTCGTTTATGTTTTCAAATATACCAATGGCAAGTGGTTTGTGAGAGGTAAAGATAAACAATTCACTGAACCGGTGGTTGATGAAAAACGTATTAACCAACTAAATGATTTGGCCGCCACCGGCAAAAACGACGCTGATCAAGTGAAGAAAGATGATGCGGGAAATGTTAAATCATCAGACACCGATGTTAAATCAACTGAAAAACCAGATAGTGAAAAAGATACGTCTAAAGTGGACGATAAATCTAAAATCAAAGAAACTTTCAAATCAGAATATAAGAACTACTTTTGATAGATAATCAAAATAACAAAAAACCCACTCTTTCGAGTGGGTTTATTTTTTTATATATGAATCATTCCATGTGGAAATAACGTTCCAACATCATACCACATTCTTGATATAAACTTTGCAAATGTCTCATTTTTTCTTCACATTCGGTGGATTTCTTTTTGAACTCGGTGGTCATTTTCTTAATTTCGTTGGTATGTTTACGAATAGTGGTTTCGTCAAACCAAGCGTTGTCATCTTTGTTTTCTTCATGAAGTTTTTCAACCAAATATGCTTCAGATAATTCACCGATATTACCCATCTTGTTGGCGACTTCCATCAATTTCTTACGTGCTTCCAATACTTCGTTGTATTTGTTATATTCAAATACAAGTTCTTGAAGCATCTTCTTTTGTTCTTTGGATAGACCTCGTTGAACTACAGGAGCATTCACACCATTTGGTTCTGGATGTGTTGTTTCAGCTACAGAATGTTTACTAACAGCTGTAATATCTGATTGAGGCGGTGACATTTTAGACACCGGAAGGTTTTCTACAATAGATTTAAGTTTCATACGTTTATATAAATAGAGATTTTCTGTCAATTCGTGTGTTAATGTATCAAAATAATCTAACATGCCTGGATTTTTATCTGTGCCCATCAATTTGGAATATACTTTTTCTAGTCTATATGAACTATCTGGTTCTGTTAGACTTTTCTTTTCAAGAACCCATTTGTGATCGTTGGTTCTTGATATTCTACGAGAATAGTTTTTTGGATCTATACCATCATTTGGAATCATGTCTTCTTCCATATAATAACCATCATCTCCAGAACTTTCACCTGAAAATCCCATACTTGCAAACATTTCAATGTCGCCCGGTTTCCAATCTATAAGAGGTACCAAATTGGTATTTGATTTTTCCGTTTTGTTAGGATTCAACATATGACTAGCAGTTTTTGTTTTGCTAATCAAATGTGGATGTTTTCCTTCTTTGTTAGGATTGTGTGTTTGTACTATTCCACTAATTTTATCCATATTAAAGTCCTATATTGTCACTGTCATTTACTTTCTGAAGAAAATCTGATAACAAAGTCGGATCACCTTTGATGTTAGTAAAACTGTCAGATGTGATAATTGTTACCTTGATTGGTTCTGACTTTTTTGGTTCTTTTGTATTTTTATCTTCAGAGGATTGACTTGGTTCAATCAATGTAAAACTCTTATAAACCAATAAGTTTCCAACCTTAATTTTTTTAATTACAGTGGTTTTGTTGATTTTTTCCATTTTACCACCGTTCAAAATATCTTCGGTGCTTTTATAACGAATGTCAAATTGTGTACGGGAAAAAGGGGTACGAACGTTTGGTACTGTAGATGCTAACCGTTCATCATTAGTAAACGATACTCCCATATTTTGTTTCAAATATGATTCAAATGTATTTGGCGGATTTAATGTTATTTCTTTTTTGTCAACAACAGTTTCACGTTCCGCTTCATTTAATACTTCATTAATTAACCGTGTTATCAGTGTTTTAAGCTGAGTTTTAGAGTGTTTCGACATAAATTACAATGCTATATAAATAGACGTTAATACCATACAAACATGAAGATTTTTATATGTTTTGAAAATATATATATATTTATATTCAAATGCAGCAATGTCTTTGCCGCCACATTAATAAAAAATTCGATTGAAGTTCCATATCAATAACTTCAGAAATACAAGGAAATTATAATATGTCCGATCTATTAAAAGAAGCGCTTGCTGACGCTAAAGCCGTTCGTGCTACTGCTCTTGCAAATGCAAAAGTAGCACTTGAAGAGGCATTTGGTGAACGTGTTCAAGCATTGTTCGCTGAAAGACTCAAAGAAGAATCAGCCGACGAATCAGTTGCATCCGGTATTGGTGATGCTTCAACGGCTCCATCACATCAACCTGTGACCAAAAAGGGTTCACAAGTATTTGATGCACATCTTGAAGAAGATGGTGCAGTTGACGATGCAGTTGTTTCTGACGCAGAACTAGAAGAAATTATTGCAGAACTTGAAAATGACGCAATGGAAGAAGAAGGTGAACCTGCTCCAGCAGATCCAAATGCTGTTGCTCCAGCTGCACCAACAGATCCAACAATGGCACCAGCACCACAAATGTCAGACACTCCAGCTGCTCCAGCTCCCGTTTCTGATACTCCAGCAGCACCTGCTGCTCCAGTAGATCCAAATGCTCCAACACCTGCTGCTCCAGCACCTGCTGCTCCAGCAGATCCAAATGCTCCAGCACCAACCGCAGAAGAAGAAGAAATTTCTCTTGAAGAACTTCTTGCTGAGTTGGAAAACGATGGCTCATCAGAACTTTCACCTAAAGATGATTCACATCAAGATGGTAATCCTGATGAATCTGCTTGGGAAGAACAAATTGCTGAAGTCACCGCACAACGTGACGAAGCAATGAAGACCGTTGAAATTTTACGCAGCCAAATCAATGAAGTTAATCTATTGAATGCTAAATTGCTTTATACCAATAAGCTCTTTAAGCAATTTAGTTTGAATAACCAACAAAAGATGAAGGTTGTTGAAAACTTTGATCTCACTACGAGTGTACGTGAGGTTAAATTAACATATGCTATTATGGCCGAATCGTTTAATTTGGGTGGATCAGTTGTTAAAAAGAAAAATACAACTGCAACTACTATCACCGAAGGTTTGGCAAGTAAAGCAGTTGCAAGTACAAAACCATCTCAACCAATTGTTGAGAACAGTAACCAAATGGCAGAGAGATTTAAGACACTCGCTGGCATTAAAAAGTAATAACGTCCGATAACAAATTAAACAAATAGGAAAATATAATATGAGCGCAGATGTAAAGTCACTATTGACTACAAATATGAATCCACAAGCCGAATTGATGGCTAAAACCCGTGGACTACAATCAAAATGGGATCAAACAGGTTTGCTCGAAGGCCTAAAGGGCGTCGAAAAGGCAAATATGTCAATCCTTCTCGAAAACCAAGCAAAACAATTGCTTGACGAAGCTACTGCTACCGGTACTTCTTCAAACAGTGAACAATGGGCTGGCGTTGCTCTCCCACTCGTTCGCCGTGTATTCGCTGAAATCGCTGCTAAAGAGTTCGTTAGCGTTCAACCAATGAACCTACCATCCGGTCTTATCTTCTATCTCGACTTCAAGTATGGTACCAACAACGGTGCTTTCTCTAAGGACACCGCAAACAACTATAGTTCACTATTCGGCGGTACTGGCACCAAGCTCGGTTCTACCGACAGTGCAACCGGCGGTCTCTACGGTGCAGGTCGTTTCGGTTACTCAATTAACGATCAATCAATCAACCACATCACCGCTACCCGCGCTGCTGTGTCAAGTTTGAATGGCGTTAACTTTGATGCCAACTTCAGTGCTTCAGTTGCAGCTGGCGAAGTTTTCACTTTGACCACAACCAACTTGTACAGTGCTTCAAGTGCTGCAGGTAACGTGTTCGACGCTAACGGCGTTCGTTCATTCACCATCACAGCTGGTAGTATCGTTACCTACTTCCCATCATTGACTTCAATCAATGGTTCAGAAGTAACATTCGTCGTTTCTGGTTCAAACCCTGCTTCCGCAAGTTTGACCGTTAACTACAGTGTTCAACCTAAGGATAGTAACCGTGGTGACTTCGAAGACAAGACCACAACCGATAGCTTAAGCTCAATCGGTATTCCTGAAGTTAACTTGGAACTTAAGAGTGAACCAATCGTTGCTAAGACTCGTAAGTTGAAGGCAGTCTGGACCCCAGAACTTGCTCAAGACTTGAATGCTTATCACAGCATCGACGCAGAAGCAGAATTGACTGCTCTCTTGAGTGAATACGTCTCAATGGAAATCGACCTCGAAATCCTTGACATGTTGATCACCAACGTTCCAAGCGTGACCACAGCACGTTGGAGCGCAAAGATTAACCGTGAAATCAGCGACAGTGGTATCATCACTGATACAACTACTGCTGGTACAGGCGGTTACTACACCAAGTCAACTTGGTTCCAAACTCTTGGTAACAAGATCCAAAAGGTCTCTAACAAGATTCACCAATTGACCCTACGTGGTGGTGCTAACTTCCTCGTCTGCTCACCAGACGTTGCAACAATCTTGGAATCAATCCCAGGCTTCGTTGTCAACACCGATGGTGACAGCGCCAAGTTCGCAATGGGTGTAAGCAAGGTTGGTAACTTCGCAAGTCGTTTCCAAGTCTACAAGAACCCATACATGGTTGAAAACACCATCTTGGTTGGTTTCCGTGGAAACAACTTCCTAGAAACCGGTGCTGTGTATGCTCCATACATCCCACTCGTACAAACCCCATTGGTCTATGATCCAGTGAACTTCACTCCACGTCGTGGTGTGATGACTCGCTACGCCAAGAAGATTGTGCGCCCAGAATTTTATGGTAAAATTCTTGTCGGTGATCTTGATCAAGTATAATCTTGGGTAGACGATAAAGTCTAAACGAAGCCCCACTCGAAAGAGTGGGGTTTTTTGTTTTAATAGTTTATATTTAATACTATGGAGTATAAATCATTTTTTTCATATCTTTGGGAAGGTCGTCATGGTAGATTTTGGAGTGCGTATTGGATGGATAGTCGTGGCACATTTTATGAAGTGTATCGTGACGAAGAAGGGCGTGTTGGACATTTTAAATTTGCGAAGGAATATTGTGACGAACACAATATAGATTACAGTCGAACTGGTCCAATAGAAGAATTATTTAAACGTGGGTGGGTAAGAGTGACGTTTAATTATGGCGCAGATAACGAATTACATTTTGATTATGGTGCACGTTCCGTCAGTGATTCTCAATTGAAATCGTTAAAGGTTAAATCAACCGAACTGGGAGCGTTGTCAATTTTCGACGATAAACAAAACAAAGAAATAGAATTTTAATACTTATACTTATGATCAAACTAAAAGAACTTCTAAATGAGATTGAAGAGGCGTGTTGGGATGCATATAAACAAATTGGTATGAAAGAAAAAGACGGAAGAATGGTACCAAATTGTGTTAAAAAAGAAGAGTTGGATGACGTAGATGAATACGATGTTGAAAGTGAACAAGATATAAAAGAATTTGTTCAATTCATGCGAGAATATAAACAACCATTATGTGAAGCGGAATATCGTGGACGTAAAGTGAGACTTGGTAAACGAATGCAAGGTGATGTCAAGAAATTTAAAGTATATGTTAAAAATCCTAAAGGAAAAGTAGTTAAGGTAAATTTTGGATTTGGAGGATCTTCAGCTAAAGGTAAAAGAATGTCCATAAAAAAGAATAATCCAAAACGACGTAAATCTTTTAGAGCAAGACATAATTGTGATAATCCTGGCCCTCGTACTAAAGCTAGGTATTGGTCGTGTAAGGCTTGGTAATTTTATGAATAGACACGTTGAAAAAGGATGTTTAATGGCAATGGTGGAACCAACATATGGTCCACACATTGTTCGTATTGGTAAAACTGCAATACCCCCTGAGATATTGTATACTGATCCAGAAGATCCAACATATGGTTATGATGAAGAACCGCATGTTACTTTAAAGTATGGATTTTTACCAGATTTGCAGAAGCGTGATGTGGCAAATGTTTTGAAAGGTGTCAAACCGTTTAACATTGTGTTAAAAGCGTTGAGTCAGTTTAACAATGAGAATTATGATGTGGTTAAGTTTGACGTGGATAAAAACAATCAACAGTTGATGGAGTTGAGAAACAGATGTGATCGATTGCCAAATGAGGATAGTTATCCAGAATATCATCCTCATATGACACTTGCGTATGTTAAGAAAGGAATGTTTCCGCATACCAAAGACGGATTGAATATTGTTATTCCTATTACCCGATTCAAATATAGCGGTCCACAAGGAAAGTACTATATCAATTTATGATTAAGTTGAAAGATCTAATTCGTGAAATTACAGATGGTCAAGGATACATGACTGCTGAGAAATTTGGCAGTATTTGTTTGAACCAACTTACCCGAACGTTTCCAGAATATGAGGTGGATTTGTTTGATGTTGCTGATTTCATAAAAGATCAGGTCAAATATAAGATGCCAAAACGGGTATCAATACACAATAGTTCTTTACGTGCAAGATTTCATATTGAAACCAATGATAAACTGTATTTTGTCAACATCGTCAATGAGTTTGATAAAGTACCAGAAAAAGAATTATCGAATAAATTTACGATGGCAGACGATGATTATTTGATGAGTATGCCATCTGTTAGTTTAGAACCTAAAGATTTAAATACTCCAAATGAGTTGATGCGGTTTCGTTGTAGTATGGTATTGCAAGATCGTGAGGGAAATACTTTAAATACATTGATTCCAGATCATAAAACTTCTTCTGTGTATTTTACTGATTATAAGACTCTCAATGAGTTAATATTGGATGTCAAGACTAAGATTGATGAAGATAAGTTTAACGACCTTGGAAAATTGGATGAAAATGAAGATGAATTTGATACGTCTTCATTGAATAGTGTTAAAGACATTACAGATATTGTTAAGGACGACATGGTTAAGGTTGCTCAAAAACAATATGACGATTGGAAACAAGATCAGAACGGTCAAGATACTGAATTGGGTAGTGGTGGTATATGTCACTTGATAGCTGACGATTTAATCGGTGTTTTGTATAGACATAAGATTGAGAATGTTCAAAGTGTGTGCAGCAATTATGAACAACATGTTTATATTGTTGGTCAGTTTAAGGAAGGTGTGTATGAAATCGATATACCTTATAATGTTTATGAAACGGGTGGTGGATATTCATGGAAGAAAATACCAGATGTTGAATTTAATAGAAACGACATAGTTATTAGCAGATTAAGCAGTGATCCGGGGGAGTATAACAATTATGTCGATACCATATAAAGAGACGGTTTTGGGTAACAATCAATACCTTCGTACATTTTCAGAAGACGTTGATGATCATGAATTAGAGTGGCATAAAGACCGAGAAGACCGTATAGTTGAGGTTATAGAGAACCACGGATGGGAGTTTCAGATGGATAATGAACTCCCAGTGTATCTTGAAAATACGTTATTTATACCCAAAGAAACATATCATAGAGTGATTAAAGGCAATGGCCAATTAATAGTGAAGATAACTAAACTCATATGATATTTATATCTTAATGAGTGCAATTGTTGACAAATATCTGTACTTGATGGTTAAGACACACGATATCACAGGACTGAAGTATCTTTGTAAAAAAGTTACAACGTGTGATTCTAAGGCTATTTCGTATCTTGGATCTGGTACAAGATGGAATAATCATCTAAAAGTGCACGGCAAACAAATAACTACTCAAATTATTCTTAAATATGAATTACGTAAATTAAATGAGTTTAGTAATTTGTGCATCGAATACAGCAACAAGTACGATATTGTAAATAGTGATGGGTGGGCAAATTTAATTATTGAAACGGGAAAGCCTGGAACTAAAATCGGAGAATACTGTGGAAGTAAGGGTACTTTTTTTGGAAAAAAACACACTGAAGAAACCAAGAAAAAAATAAGCGATGCAAATGCAGGTGATAACAATGTAATGAGACGAAATAAAACTGCATTAGAAAATATGGTTAAAACAAAAAATACTCCAGAATATAAAGAAAAACAAAGATTGATTTCAATCGAAATTAATAGCAGACCGGATGTAAAGGAAAAAAATAGAAAATCAAAAATGGGAATTAATAATCCGTCTGCAGATAAAAATACATATACATTGAAACATAAGATTTCTGGTGATGTTATTGTAGGTACTCGTTACGATTTAGTCGAACAAATGAAAAGTTTAAATACATACAATCCAATTATTTCGATTTTAACAACAGGAGATATTGGTTATTTTTTAAAAAAGAATACAAATACAAAAAGTGTGAAAGGATGGCTTAAAATATGAGTGCCGGACTTGATTCCGATAGAGTAAGATGGCCTGGTAGTGGTAGTGCTGTACCGGGACGAACACCATTTGGATTTTACGACACGGACGCTCGTTTTGTGGCCGATTGCAGTAGCAGTGCGGTCTGGGCAGCGATCCGTTTGGGTTATCCCATCGAAGACATCGAAATGATCGATTTGAACTTTTATGCAGCATTTGAAGAAGCTGTAACAGAATATGGTTCACAAATCAATCAATTCAACATTCGTAACAATTTGTTGTCACTGCTTGGACAATCTACATCAACCGTAGTTAATGGACGTTCTATGACGGGCGATCCGTTGCCATATGTGATTAAGTTGTCAAAGGGATACGGCAGTGAAGTGGGCGTGGGTGGTAATGTTGATTGGAAGAAAGGTAGCATCGATGTTGTTACCGGTCAACAAACATATGACTTACAATCATTGTATGAACAAGCATCTGGATCTGGAAATCGTATCGAAGTGAAACGTATTTTCCACCATGGTCCTCCTGCATTTGCTCGTATTTATGATCCATTTAGTATGACTGGTATGTCATACAGCAACGTGTTGAATGAAATGGGGTTTGCTGGATATAGTCCTGCTGTTCAATTTTTGATGACACCGATTTTTGAAGATTTGCTTCGTGGTCAAGCAATTGAGTTCAACGATATGGTTCGTAAGAGTAGTTACAGTTTTGAAATTGTGAACAACAAATTGAAGTTGTTTCCAATTCCAACCAACAACTACAAAGTGTATTTTGAGTATGCGTTGGAAAGTGATAGAGATGCAAATCTATATTACACAGGTTCCTCAAATACACCATCTGGCAGTATACCTGATCAAATTTCTGACTTTAGTAATGTTCCATATGAGGATGTTATCTATAACAAGATCAATGCTCCGGGTAGACAATGGATACGTAAGTATTACTTGGCATTGTGTAAAGAAATGTTGGGTGCTATTCGTCAAAAGTATAGTACCATTCCGATTCCGGGTGGTGAAGTTACTTTGGATGGTGCTGAACTACGTAGTGAAGCAAATACTGAAAAAGAAGCACTCATGACACAACTACGTGACATGTTGGAAGCGTCATTGCCTTCAAAGTTGATTGAAGAACAAGCAATGAAAGCTGATAAGAGCACTGAGATATTGCGAAAAGTTCCACTTATGATTTATATAGGATAAATTATGGCATCACTACGAGGAAGATATTTTAGTGCTCGTGATATTAATTTTATCAATTCTATTAATGCGGAATTGATGGGTGATATTATTGAGACGATTGTTACGGTGTTTAAGATTGCTGCATCTGAAACCAAGGTCAATATGTATGGTGAAGCAGCACCTTGTGAGGGTAAAACATTTTATCCCGGCATTGATATTTCAGCTTTGATTGAACGAGCGGATATTACTGGTGAGGATGATGGATTTGGACCAGATCGTGATCAAGATGTGGTATTTAAGTTGAGAGAAAAGATGTGTCAACAAGTGAATTTCTTTCCTCAAATTGGAGATATTATATTGTTCAATGATCGTTATCATGAAATTGATAATGTGGTTCAGGAACAATTTTTGGGTGGACAAGATACAAAGAGTCATAGCTTTATTTGCAATACTCATTATAGCAGATTGAGCAAACTAAACATTTTTGAGAGACAGGTATAATATATGGCATGGAAAGGAAATCCAAATAATCCAGCACCTAACTTCAAAAATGAAGATAGTAAGGTGTCGGATGTTAAACGCACTATTAATCGTGCTACTCAAATTCGTAGAGATCAAGATAAAGATAAAAACTTTACAATATCCTTGATGGATATTGATACTGCTATTTTTGAATATCTGGATCAAGTGATTAATTTAACGGTGGAAGATAATGGGGAAAACGTAAAAGTTCCTATTATGTATGGAAGTCCTGAACGTTGGAAAGCTATACAAAATGATGGTGTATTGCGTGATAATCAAGGCAAACTTCAGTTGCCTGCTATCATGTATAAAAGAAACACCGTCGCAAAAAATGAAAATCTTGCAACGTTTAATCGTCATTTGAATCTTCAAGTGTTGAAGAAATTTGATGAAAAAAACAAATATGACAAATTTTCATTGTTAACAAAATCGAGTGCACCAGTTGCTCAAGTGTTGAATGTAACAATGCCTGACCACGTAACATTAACTTACGAGTTTATGTTATGGACAGAATATGTTGAACAAATGAATTTATTGATTGAAAGAATCAATTGGGCAGCTGAAGAATATTGGGGTGATCCAAAACGATTTAAGTTTAGAGTTTATATTAATGATTATAGCAATACCACCGAAGTTAATTCGGGTAAAGATCGTATGGTTCGTACTACATTCAATATGACTGTTCAAGCATATTTGCTTGCAGAATCATTTGAAAATAAAACCCCAACCACTACAAAAACACTTACTAACAGAAAAGTAATTGTAACAAATGAAATTGTTAGTGCTACTCAAATGGCTGAAGTTAATACGGATGTACGTAAGGAATCGTATAAAAAACCGGTGCCATATCATTATGTGAACCCAATGGTTCCTGATGGCGAAGAGTTTAGACAACCTGCAATGACTGCAACTGATGGTAATATGTCCAATGTTTCTAAAGTGCCATCGTCTCAAATTGAAAGTATCACAAATGCTTATAACAATTTATCAAATCTAAAATCTAATAATAATTCAATATGGCATAAAGCTCCGGAAAATCAAGATTCTTATGGAGAAGAAGGATGGATGGCGTATGATGACAATTATCATTATATTTACATAAATGGTAAATGGTTGAGACAACCACTTAACAACTTTAACAGTTTTTAATTATGGCTGATTTAGATCCAAAATCTATAGTTTTTACACAAAGAAACGACTTGGGAACCGGATTTTCACAGGTTAATATATCCGGTTCAAATTTATACATTAAAACAGATGAAACCGGCAATTTGATAGGACTACCAATTACTGGAAGTTTGGCGGGTACATCAGGCACAAGTGGTGTTACAGGAGAATCAGGTACATCAGGTACATCAGGTACATCAGGCACAAGTGGTGTTACAGGAGAATCAGGTACATCTGGTACATCAGGCACAAGTGGTGTTACAGGAGAATCAGGCACATCTGGTACATCTGGTACATCTGGTACATCAGGTACATCAGGCACAAGTGGTGTTACAGGAGAATCCGGTACATCAGGCACAAGTGGTGTTACAGGTGCGACTGGAACAAGTGGAACAAGCGGTGTTACAGGTGCGACTGGAACAAGTGGAACAAGCGGTGTTACAGGAGAATCAGGTACATCAGGCACAAGTGGTGTTACAGGTGCAACTGGAACAAGTGGAACAAGCGGTGTTACAGGTGCGACTGGAACAAGTGGAACAAGCGGTGTTACAGGTGCGACTGGAACAAGTGGAACAAGCGGTGCTCAAGGTGCACAAGGTGCGTCAGGTGTTTCTGGGTTTCAAGATATCGATTGGTTACATTTTACGCCTGACTGGGGTGTTACTTTGCCTTCTACAGGGAACGTATTTATCCTCACTGGAACAACAAGTTCTTATGGTGACGTTTCATATAACAGCAGTAATGGAAGAATTACTTTAGCTGCCAATAAAACTTATAACATACGTGCATCACTAGCACTTTCTAATGATGTAAACAATGCGGAAATAGATTATCAATGGATAAATGTGACAGCGGGTAATGTGACAGTAGGGAATGTTGGTGGGTTATTGGTAAATTCAAGCAATCCACCCGCTGCTTGGCAGCCAGTGGCCGAAGCTATTATAACAACCTCGGTTTCAACTACAGTTGCATTGAAATGTGTTTTTAGCAATTCCACCGGCGGGTTAAATTCAGGAATGTCGTATTTCATAGTTCAAGAAATAAACGGTTATTCCGGAACTAGTGGTACATCCGGAACAACAGGTACATCTGGTACTAGTGGTAGAAATGGAACATCTGGTGTACAAGGTGCTGATGGAACTTCAGGTACTTCACCATCTGGTGTTGTAAATTATTCACAGATACTTGGTGCATCAAGAACATTAAGTAGTACGGTAGATATAATTAGTGGTAGTATTAGTACAACTGGAAAACCTGTTCATATTTTAGTATCAGGAGACGCAAATCCATTAAACGCTGGTTCTTGGTGTATTTTACGTTTATATAGAGATTCTACAGCTATTGGACAGTCGGTACAAGCAGAATCCTCTGGAGCGAATGAAAACGTGCCATATTGTATTCAAGTTGTAGATAATCCAGCTGCTGGAACATACACTTACAAATTAAAAATTGATACTATTGCAGGAGGTTCATTCCAATTTGGAGAAGCAGCTGGTCCGGTATTAACAATGATAGAACTTACTGGTGCAGGTACAAGTGGGATAACAGGAACGAGTGGAACTTCAGGTGCTACTGGTACATCAGGTACATCAGGTGTTCAAGGTGCAAGTGGAACAAGTGGCATTTCCGGCACCTCCGGAACTTCAAATCCCGGTGCGGTAATAACAACTGGTTCTGAATATCAATCTACACCGACAATTTCGGTTACAAGTGCGACACCCGTTGATATTTTATCATTTACAATTCCTGTTGCAGGTGTGTTTGAAATAACATATTTTTTAAGAGCACAAGGAATTCCCGGATTTGCTGGAGAGTTCGCTTTAACAGATAATAGTAATAATATTTTAACTAATTCTGAAATTTTAGCTGCGTATGGACAAAATGCGGGTACCGGGACTGGAAAATATATTGTAAACATCAATGGCTCTACAACATACAAATTAAGAGCTTGGGCATCTGGCGGAACCTACTTTTCACAACATGACAATAACGGAAGAACTGGTGTTGTATGGAATAGTTTAAGTGGACAAGGCGTATCAGGAACGTCAGGAACGAGTGGAAGTAGTGGAAGTAGTGGTTCTAGCGGCACTTCTGGTGTTCAAGGTGCAACTGGTACAAGCGGTACATCAGGTGTAGGTTCTGCTGGTACAAGCGGATCATCAGGTACCAGCGGTTCTAGTGGAACACTAACATTAACTGGTACAACTGATAATGGTGTAATAACTCTAAATGGCACTGCACCAAATGCGACGGTAGAAAGTGATTTAATATTTTCTGCATCTACCTTACGTACACCATTCCTAACAGTTACTAACTCCTCTGGAGATGAAGGTGGTGAAATTCTTTTAACTAAACCAGCAACCAACACAACTTTAGTTGGTACAGGTATAATATTTGACTCATATCAAAACCAACTAAGATTTTTTGAACAAGGTGGTACTTCTAGAGGTGTTTATATTGATATTACAACATGTGCAGCAGGTGTAGGTACAAATTTATTGAGTGGTACGAGCTTTCCAACTTGGACAAGTGCTGGAGCAATTACACTTACTGCAACTACTACCAATCCTACAAAAGGTACACCGACATTTGACAATATTAGTTATCGTCAACTCGGCGCTAAAGAGTGGGAAATAGTTTTAACGTACATACAGACATCTGCTAGCGGTCTTTCTGGTAATGGCGATTATTTAATAACATTGCCTAACGGTCTTTCATTTGATACTACTTTACCTAGTCAACAAATATGGACAGGTAATATTCAAACAAGTACATGGGTACACACGCAGTATGTAATACCAAACGGTAACGGAATGATTACCAATTTATCCGTCGGTGGTAATCTGTTTCCTATGATTTACAGTAGCACAAGGTTTCGAGTACTAACGATAACTTACGGCAGTGGAATACAATGTTGGGGGAGTAATTTTTATAGTGTTGGTGGAGATAATCCTAGAGTACAATTATCATTCAGATTCACATCTACATAAATTTAGATATGATATTTATATTAACTCGGTTGAAACATTAGTTTAAAGATATTTATTGTATATGCAATTTGGACCATCTATCAGAAATAATTTTAGCGGTATATCTTCAATAATAGATGCCTCTAACGTAGGTAGTTATCCTGGCAGCGGTAGCACTTTTTATGATCTTATCAGTACTACTAACAGTACTTTGGTAGGATCTCCTACGTTTTATTCACCGTCTCCACTTGCAAATGGCGGTGATCATATTTATTTAAATGGTACAACTCAAAGTATTAACATGGGATCTACACCATCAAATGGATATAGTGTAACTATAAGTGTGTGGATTTATTTTGATTATTATAGAAATTTTGGTATATTTGGTAAAGGTACATTTAATCAACCGCTTAGTGGATTTTATTTTGACGTATCAACAAATACAGGAAACCAATTTAATAATAGACCTTATTTATTTTATCCCACTTCTACTACAGGTCAGGATGGCTTTTTTTGTGCTACTACCATACCAATTGGTACGTGGTGTAATTATACATTTTATAAGTCAAATGCGGTATATGCTATTTATTTAAATGGTGTGGTGGATGGTGAACGTGCTATGTCTTATAATGATAATATGACAGGCAATTTAACTATGGGACTCACTAAAACAAATGCTTTTGGACAGTGTAGAATTTCTCAGGTAGTAACATGGAATGTTGCTCTTTCAGCTTCACAAATACTTGCATATTATAACGCAACTAAATTTAGATATGGTCTTTAATATTTATTGATTATATTTATAAAATATATGTCTGCAACATCAGGTCCATTAAAAAATACAGGTGTATCTAATTCGGTATTATTATTAGATGCTGGAAATAGAAACAGTTATCCCGGCAGTGGAACAACTTGGACAGACTTGAGCGGCAATAGTAACAATGGCACATTAACTAGTGGTCCTACATTTAATCGTACAAACGGTGGTAGTATTGTGTTTGATGGCACGAATGATTATGTATCCGTGGCTAACGCATCTTCTCTTACAAATACATCCAGTCTTTCTGTTGAGAGCTGGGTATTAATGAATCCTTCAATGAACACTTCTTGCGCCATCGTAGGCAAGGGAACATCAGACGCGAATGAAGAATATTGTTTATTAATCAATCCATCAACTTCCAAGGTTTATTTTGACGTTGGCGGAACGAATGGACCATATGTAGACCATACTTTTACTTCTACATTCAATTCCAATACTTGGTATCATGTTGTAGCAACTCACGAAAGAATAGCTGGGTCATCTACATTAAAAATTTATGTTAATGGATCTCTGATACCAGGCTCTACTACAAATCCTACAAGTGCTGTTAATGATAATGCAACTAATGTAAGCATAGGATGTAGATTTGATGGCACAACGTCTCATTGGAATGGGAAAATATCGATGGTTGCAATATACACCAGAACGTTATCCGCATCTGAAATATTAAAAAACTACACCACTACACAATCAAAATATAACACATATGATCCATTGGGTGATTTAGTTACACATTATATTAGAGGAGTTGGTACTGTAGGTGATACCACTGTTCCAAATTTAGTATATGGTGGCACAACTTTGTCAGGTCAATCGGGAAGCATGATTATTTCAGATACACAATGGAAATGGGGAGGAGTTTCTATGAAACTTCCTGGTGGCGGGACGTTTAATATTGGATCATATTCTTTTACGGGCGATTTTACACTTGAGTTATGGTATTATGCAGTTTCAATGGCGTCGGATCTTAGATTTGTAGGCGGAGGTGGTTCAAATCAATGGGGTTGGGGTAGTCGTGTAGTTGGTTTCAGAAGAATTGGCTTAGTAAATGATGGGGTCGGGTGGTATGCAGAAGTATCATATTCGCCGATACTCAGTGCATGGACGCATTTAGCGGTATGTAGATCTGGTACTACAATCAGATACTTTCATAACGGAACATTGATAGGAAGTTCAACACTTTCAGGTACATTTAGTGGAACTACTCCGTATTTTCAAGATATTACTGGAAACAACGGTGGACAATATTATAACGATGTCAGATTTACAAGATATGCTAGATATACAGCAGCATTTACTGCTCCAACAAGTCAGTTTATGTTACCGTATTAAAGGATTATATTTATAACATATGTCAATACAAAGAGGACCAAAACTTTCAGCCGTAGCTAATTTAGTATTAGCATTGGATGCTGCAAACCCAAGTAGTTATCCAGGCAGTGGAACAACTTGGACAGATTTGAGCGGCAATAACAATCACGGAACACTAACTAACGGACCTACGTTTAGTAGTGCAAATGGTGGTAGTATTGTATTTGATGGGGTAGATGATTTTGTATCGTTTTCTTCAATAAATTTGGGAAACGAATTAACAGTTTCATGTTTTGTACGTCCACAAACAACATCGACAATTCAAACAATTTTTGGTAACAGTGCGGCTGGTACAAATATTAATGGAATTCGTTTGTTTTTTAATACATATTTATCTAATAGTAGAGTAATAGTAATTGAAGTAGGAAATGGTACGAGTGGTGATAATACTTCAACTTCTGCAAAAGTTATATATGACACATGGCAAAATATTACATTTGTTTTAAATAAAACTACAACGTCTTTAAAAATTTATTATAATGGAATACTTGAAGTACAAAAAAACTCAACAGTGAATAATTATAATACAAACGCAGCGTTTCGATTAGGAACTCTCATAGACGCTGCTCCTCAAAATTATATATTAAAAGGAAATGTTGCTTTATATAATGTTTATAATCGTGAATTATCTTCGGCTGAAATATTGCAAAATTATAATGGCACTAAATCCAGATTCGGATTATAATTATAAAAACATATGTCAATACAACGTGGCCCTTCAAAATCCGTAACAACTGGTTTGGTATTATATCTAGATGCTGCTAATCTAACTAGTTATCCTGGCAGTGGAACAACTTGGACAGATTTGAGCGGCAATAACAATCACGGAACACTAACTGACGGACCTACGTTTAGTAGTGCAAATGGTGGTAGTATTGTATTTGATGGTGTAAATGATTATGTTACTGTTGCAAATAATTCATCGTTAAATGCAACAACACAAACAATAAATATATGGTATAACGCAACAACTTTACCCGGCAGAATAGCAACTATTATTGGCAAACATGATACAACTGGTTCATTTAATGGATATAATGTATTTGCCGGTAATTCATGTCAAATAAAAGCTGCTTCTGGAGGTGGGTCTATATCAGTCGGCCTTGGCGGTGGAACCACATCAGTTTGGTATTTCTCAACACTTACATTTTCCATAAATGAAACTGCAACTTTTTATGTTAATGGCGTTAATACTAGTAGCGTTGCATGTGTTAATTTTACTATGAGTTCAAATCCGTTAACAATTGGTAGGTCACTCGATTCTTTTTGGTCAGTGTACACAGGCAGAATTGCTGTGGTACAAGTATATAATCGTGTTTTAACCGCAACCGAAGTATTGCAAAACTATAACGTTACTAAATCCAGATTCGGATTATAATTATAAAATATATGTCAGCAACATTAGGACCACCAACACTTAATAAAGTTTCAAATTTAGTATTTTATCTAGATGCTTCAAATCCAAGTAGTTATCCTGGCAGTGGAACAACTTGGATCGATGTAAGCAATAATAATAGAACGGGAACATTAACTAACGGACCCACTTTTAATGGAGCAAATGGCGGTAGTATCGTATTTAATGGGTCAACTCAGTATGTAGATGTAACAAATACCGCATCGACATTTGCTTTTGCAAATACAACGTTTACGGTTAGTGTTTGGTTTAAACAATCTACATTATCAAATGGTGCATTAGTTTCAAAAGATGGTGGAGTTGGTGGATGGTCAATGTGGGCACTAAGTGATGGAACTATTGTTTCATATATGAAAAATGGATCGTCAATTGATAATTACGATAGATTTACATCTGCTGTAATTGTAGCTAACACATGGATTAATATAACAGCGGTATTTACAACAAATACAACTGTTGCAGGTAATAATTCTGTTACTCATTATGTTAATGGTGTTGTAAATACTGGAACAATTGTTGTTGGATCAGGAGCATATGGCAACAATACATCTGTTAATTTATATTTGGGTAGACGAACCACAACTCCATATTTTAATGGCAATATAGCATCGGTGCAAATTTATAACATCGGATTAACTGCAACTGATGTTTTGACAAACTATAATTCAGTTAAACGAAGATTCGGTTTATAATTATAAAACATATGCAATTCGGTCCACCAAAAATTATAACAACCAACTTAACGTCATATTTAGATGCTGCAAACCCAAGTAGTTATCCAGGCAGTGGAACAACTTGGACTGATTTGAGTGGCAATAACAATAATTTCATATTAACTAATGGGCCAACGTATGATAATAGAAACGGCGGTAGTATATCTTTTGATGGCACTAATGATTATTTACTAATTAGTTCTTTGGTTTTGAATTATAATGCGAATTTTACAATACAATTTTGGTTTAATACAAATTCGTTGGGTGGGGCCAATGGTTATGGTCTTTTTTTTAACGGCACAACCAGTTCAAATACAAACAGAGTGCAAATATCAGGAAATTCCAATGGATCTATTGGTTTAAATACCGTTGGTACTAGTGTAGGAGATGACTTTACTAGTGCTGCTGGATTAGTTACTGTAGGAAATTGGTATAATTTTGCAGCAGTTCGTAATAGTGGAGTAATAACTGTTTATCTTAATGGAACATCAGTTGCATCTGGAAATGTAAATTATTCTGTATCTCAACAAAGCAATTTATATGTTGGATTTATAAGAAGTAGTGGCACACTTTGGTATTTAAATGGTAGAATGCCAATTATATTAATTTATAATAGATCATCAAGTGCAACTGAAATATTGCAAACTTACAATAGTAGTAAAGCTAGATTTGGTTTGTAATCAATTTATTACATTAAAACCGTTTTAAAATAAAAATCTGGTCTATATATTACAAAACATACTATAAAGTTATGCCAGAAAAAATAAAGTTCACAGACGACGAAATCAATGATATTCGGTTTTTACAAAATAAGTTTCAAGAAAAATTAATTAAATTTGGACAAATTCAATTGGAAACAATTGAGCTGGAAGATCGACTGTTGTTATTAAAAAATGAACAAAATCGACTCAAAACAGAATATCTTTCATTGCAAAAGACAGAACAAGAGTTAATGGACAAATTAACCAATAAATACGGCGAGGGTTCATTAAATCTTAAAGAAGGAAATTTCACTCCAGCTGCTTAATTCTAAACAATAAGTAATCTTAGATTTTATTTTATTTATTGACACTCGGTTTATATTTATATACCAATCGTGTATTAATAGATTATGCCAACATATGATCCATCACCCAACGCAATTGTACTAAAACAATTTCGTACTGGCTCCAATAACTACTTTGAAGAAACATACATTTCAGGCTCGTCCGTTCTGTTTCATACAGATACCACAGGAAGTGTAACCGGCTCCAGATTCACTCTGGAAGCAGATACCGGAAATGCTTACAAATACGTCGTATACCAAGATAACGCATTCAAAGTCACCTCAATCGGTGGCGGAGCAGGTACAGCAGGTACTTCAGGAGCACAAGGAGCACAAGGAGCAAGTGGTTCAGGTACTTCAGGCACTTCAGGAGCAACCGGTACAAGCGGCACTTCAGGAGCACAAGGAGATTCCGGCACAAGCGGTACTTCCGGCGCACAAGGCGCAACCGGTACAAGCGGCACTTCAGGAGCACAAGGAGATTCCGGCACAAGCGGTACTTCCGGCGCACAAGGCGCAACCGGTACAAGCGGTACTTCCGGTGTTCAAGGTGCAACTGGTACAAGCGGTACTTCCGGTGTTCAAGGTGCAACCGGTACAAGTGGTACATCCGGTGTTCAAGGCGCAACCGGTACAAGTGGTACATCCGGTGTTCAAGGTGCAACCGGTACAAGTGGTACATCCGGTGTTCAAGGCGCAACTGGTACAAGTGGTACATCCGGTGTTCAAGGCGCAACCGGTACAAGTGGTACATCCGGTGTTCAAGGCGCAACCGGTACAAGTGGTACGTCAGGTGTAGGTTCGGCTGGTACAAGTGGTACGTCAGGTGTAGGTTCGGCTGGTACAAGTGGTACGTCAGGTGCACAAGGCGCTGCAGGAACATCAGGTGTAAGTGGAACCGGGGGCGCGGTTATGGTTTACAGAACACTTACAACTGGTAGTGCAAATATTGTAATTACTGGAGTAGGATCACAAACTGATATTGATAATACAAGTATTACATTTACCAGCGGTAATACATTAACTATTAGTAGTGTAGGATCTTTGAGATTAAATGCATGTTCTGTTAATTATGCTGCAGGTGTTAATAGTACTGCAACATTTAATTTCGTATATCCGGAACTAAACGGTCAAACAACTTTAGCTAATACACAAATGCCGGTTTTAGCATATTATAACAACGCAGTTCCATCTGTTATTCAAGCGAATACACAATGGAATGTGTCAAACGCATCCGGCATAGTAACTGTACAACGAACTGGTTTAACAGGAAATCCGTCAGCCGCATGGAAAATAATTTTTTAATATATAACACAATATGAGCCATTTATCATTAGTCGGAAGAACAATTTTAAATAACGCTACTCAAAACGGATCGGATTGGGATATTCAATTCGATTTTTCAGATTTATTGGGTCGATTTTTTGCAACAGATGTTATTGTAAATGATTTTTATTATTTTGACGCATCGTCGTATGATGTTCCAACGGGGACAGTACGTTACAAAATAAAAAGCATCGATTCAGTGGTTGGATCCACGATTACATGTACAGTGACATATGATGACGAACATCCTGTAGAACCAGATCTTTCATTTTTAGTTAGTACAAAAGGTGTGGTGTGTAGTCCAACTCTCAGTGGAGCTGGTCTTACTGCGCATTTTGCCGGACAAGACATGGGTTCGGATTTGTTGACATTCGATATATTAAATAAGAACTGGGAAGAAGTTTCTGTCGGAGGAACAAGTGGTACTTCTGGTGCACAAGGTTCAAGTGGCACGTCAGGCGCATCAGGCACAAGTGGTGGTTCAGGTACATCAGGCACAAGTGGCGAATCAGGTACATCAGGCACAAGTGGCGAATCAGGTACATCAGGCACAAGTGGCGAATCTGGTACATCCGGTACTTCAGGCGAATCTGGTACATCAGGCACAAGTGGCGAATCAGGTACATCAGGCACAAGTGGCGAATCAGGTACTTCAGGTGAGTCTGGTACATCAGGCACAAGTGGCGAATCAGGTACTTCAGGTGAATCCGGTACATCAGGTACTTCAGGTGAATCCGGTACATCAGGTACTTCAGGTGAATCCGGTACATCAGGTACTTCAGGTGAATCCGGTACATCAGGTACTTCAGGCGAATCTGGTACATCAGGTACTTCAGGTGAATCCGGTACATCAGGCACAAGTGGCGAATCAGGTACTTCAGGTGAATCCGGTACATCAGGTACTTCAGGCGAATCTGGTACATCCGGTACTTCAGGTGAATCTGGTACATCAGGTACTTCAGGCGAATCTGGTACATCCGGTACTTCAGGTGAATCTGGTACATCCGGTACTTCAGGTGAATCTGGTACATCAGGCACAAGTGGCGAATCAGGTACTTCAGGTGAATCCGGTACATCAGGTACTTCAGGCGAATCTGGTACATCCGGTACTTCAGGCGAATCTGGTACATCCGGTACTTCAGGTGAATCTGGTACATCAGGTACTTCAGGTGAATCTGGTACATCAGGTACTTCAGGTGAATCTGGTACATCAGGTACTTCAGGTGAATCCGGTACATCAGGCACAAGTGGCGAATCAGGTACTTCAGGTGAATCCGGTACATCAGGTACTTCAGGCGAATCTGGTACATCCGGTACTTCAGGTG